TATAAAAGCAACTATGAAAGCAAGGGAATTATATCCAAGTGAAAATTTTTCACCCGATTGACAATATCATTGGATATCTTGGTCCAAGATATGGAAATTTAAAGCAAGTTTTGAAGATTTGGGTTACTTGGATTATAAATCATTCCCCGCTATTACTCAGGAAATATGTTTAAATGATCCACAATCAGATATAGACGATACAATAATGCAAACTACAATAATAAAATGGGAGTAATAAAATGGAATATCCAAAAACAAAAGAAGGTGCAAGGCAGCAAGCAATAGACTGGCAAAACAACTTTTCCAATGATATATTATATTGGAGCGATCTGTCTAATGCTTTGGATCACTTTGAAAAAACAGGAAAGCTATTCAACTTAACTGAAGAATTTAAAGAAAATGGAATAATATAATGATAGAATATATATTAAACCCGTATGTACTTATAAATTCAATGTGGATGGCAACGCTAATTATAATAGCGATAATAATAAAGGAGAATAAATGAAAACAGCAATTATAAATGTAAACCTTGAGTATAAATTTGATAATTCAATGAGCAATGAAGAAATAGAGGAAGCAATGTGCAATATTGAACTACCAAAGGAATATGTTGAGGATAGTTTTGAATTGGTTAAAATTATAAAGGAGAGCAAATGAAAACAGAGCAATTTATAAATTATGCTGAGTTTATAAATAAGAACTTAGATCAACTTAAAGAGAATTATAATAGCCGGGATATTGATACAGATTTCTATGAATGGATCAGTTTCGTATATGTAGGCTTAAAGAATAACTGCTGGTTACCAGAGCAATACACTGAAGGAATAGTAAAGAACTAAATATTATTAGCTCTTAAAGGTTAGAAACACGTTTCAAAGCCTCTTTTCTATACTTTCACCCCCGTATGCTTTGCAGAAAATGGATAGAGTCCTCCCTACCCCTCACGGAAGAGAGTTTGCTCTATCCAGTTTCACCCCCGTAGAGGCTTCGCTTTCATTGGATAATTATAACCTATGCAGAAATTATAATATGGGTAACTACTTTCAAACTGCACCTTTATCAGCAGGTGATGTTACCTTCGCCTCACCTTATATGGCTGTGCTGAAACCCCTTCTTGTAGCCATTTGTAGAAGTTATAACGCAAGAAGTATCAAACCAACCCATTATAACTGGCAGTATTTTAAGAATTATAAATTGATAAATGCAAATAAAAAGAAAGAGCCTGAAGCGGGTTGGTAAGCACTCCAGGCTCTGCGGATAAAACAAAGTATCCGGCAGGTCGCCGGACATGGTAAATTATAAATAATGATATATATTATAAAATGAAAATTATATTTTACGAAACACTTGCACTTGAATTATAAATAGTGTAAATTATAATTACTGGATAAACGAAAAATTTAATCGGAGAACAAATGAATAATATAAAACAAGTGATACGGGATTCCGGGTTACGGAAAAACTATATCGCCAAGCTGATTGGGGTTCACCCAAGCCATATAAGTATGTGGATTGGTGAGATGAGACACCCTTCTAAAGAGCGGATCAGAAAGCTGTGTAAGGTACTCGGCTGTAAAGTTAAACAGTTATACCCGGAGGGTACAAATGAAACAAGCTAAGGCGTTTGCAGATTTAATGAAACAGGCATTTCCTTCACCCTTTAAACAGGCTTGCAGGAAATGGCGGGAAACAACTAAACGGATAAACAAAAGGAGAGAAAATGAACATAAAAGAACTGGCTGAAAAGTACGAACTCACCAAAGATGATTTCTGGGAACTTCGTAAAAACTCCGGCAAGTGGATTATAACCCATGATGCGTGTGAGAAAATAGCCGTAACCGAAGGTATTATATTTGAGCCGATGGAAGTTATCAGTTATATTCCAACCATTATAACTGAGAACGGCGAGAAGGTTCAGAAAGTTACCAAATGGGGAACGCAAACATGGAAGCCCGCATGGGCTGGAACTTGCCAGAAGAAAACAGGCGATGTTGCTCTTCTCATAACAGGCTATAAGGCTGATAACTCGGATTATAAGGTACAAACTACTGGCGAAGCAAATGCCTTAAACTGTACTGCTGAGTATTATTTCGCAATGGCTGAAAAGCGTGGCAAGGATCGTGTAATCCTTAAACTTATAAATGCCTATGAGTATGGTATTTATTCTGATGTAGAAGCCGATAATTTCGTTAAACATGATAAGCCTCCAACAGAAAAACAGCTTGAAACGTTGGATAATTTAGCAGATGAGCTTGGCGTTGAGCTTCTTGGCGTTGATAAACTTAATCGTGATGATGTTTCGGCGAAGATTAATGAGCTTAAAGAACGCAAGGCAAACGCTGAATTAGATGCAAAAACAGAAGAAATAAACAGGATTGCAAAAGAAAAACTAAAAAACCTAATATAAGGAGCAACTATGAATAAAGATAACTCAGGTGCATTGTTTAAAGAAGAAGAAAAGAAAAGCGATAAGCACCCGGATTATAAAGGCAACTGCTTAGTCAATGGCAAACAAATGTATATAGCCGCATGGATCAACACCTCTCAAGGCGGTAAGAAATACATGAGCCTTAGCTTTTCAGAGCCAACACAAAAGGCGGAGTATTCCAAGAAAGTATCGGATGCAACGCCTACACCACAATTTGCAGAACCACAAGCAGAGGAAGATATACCCTTCTAATGCCAAAGGTTCTTGTAAAGGATAACAAGGGGGAAAGGTGGGTAGATGCTGATAGGCTCTTTTCCCACCTCCTCCTGCGTTATTCAAAAGCCGAATTAAACGGCAAAAAACCAGTTCCCTATAAAGAGAGAGTAGATAACTTTTATTCCGCCATAGATGCTGAATGGCTTAAAGCCCTGAAGGAAGCCTACCCAGGTGTAGATGTAGAGCAGGAACTTAATAATGCGAAAATGTGGCTTCTCTCTAACACTAACCAAGCGAAAAAAGATTTGAAGAAATTTACAAATAACTGGATGGCGAAATCCATGCGAACCGGCAAGCAGGAGGGTCCAACCAACAACCAAGCCAAATATGAGGAGTATAAACCGCCGGTTATAAATGATGAGGATGTTGCCTCGCCTGAAGAAATTAAAGATATACTAAGGAGAAGATAATGTTATGTGATGGAGATTGTGGTAATTGCTACCATGAAAAAGATATGAATTTAACCTGCTATGGTGATAGTTTGTGCGATGAATGTATGTTTAATTTTATAGCAGAGCAGGAACATGAGGAATAAGGATATAACGCCCTATATGCGATACACGGGCAAGGGGGAGGGCGTGTGCGATCATTACTGTAAAAAGAGGGTGCGTAATACTGAGTGGTATAACTGGTATTCCTTAATCGAGGAAATGAAATTTATAAAGAGGATGTGTAGAACCTGCGCCTTACGGGAAATGTGGGGAGCGAACTATGCCTCAACGAAGGGATATAAAAGATGGAGCGAAGCATGATTTGGCTTATTATATATTTCTCAATATCTTTTGGGCTATTATTGGGAATGATACTTGGTGGAATTTTAGCAAATAGAGAGGAATGAAAATTGCACCGGCACAAGCACAAGGGTGGGTTAGTGCCAATGATGGGTGCAGTTCAACGGGAGGGGTGAGATTCCCCTCCCAAAGAATTATAAAGGAGAAAAAATGAAAAACATTGAAGTAATATTTGAACCAAAAGACTACAACAAGCTATCCAAGACACCTTGGACAATCCATTATGAGGATGAAAAAGGAATGGATAGGGGAATTGGTGAATATTTTGCAACCAGCGAGGAAGCAGATAAAAGGCTCATGGAAATATTGCTGGATAAAACAGATGGAATGATAGATGAATCATTAGAAGCACTGAATACAGGAATGGGCATCGAATATTTAAAGAGGCTGAGCATAGCTATTCAGATACAGGAAGATGATATTTTTAGAAAAGGAGAGTTAAATGAAACATTGTAGCACTTGCGACGGCGACGGCTGGATACAGTTTAGTTGCTGTGGCGATGATATGAAATTGTACTTACCAGACTGCGACCTTTGCCCTTCATGTGGCGAACATCAAGGCGAGCCGGAAAAGGAAAAATGTGAGGACTGTGATGGCTCAATGGAATAATATAAATAATATTAAAATGTAAAAATAATTACATTACTTTTAGTTAGTCTCACCCTGTACCTTTATCCTAATTAATTATTAAATTAATATGGATAATACCCTATATGCCTGGTAAGAAAAAAAAGCCAGGCAGACCTAAAAAGCCTGTAGGCAGACCAAAGAAATATAACCTGGACACTAACAAAGTAGAAGAGCTGGCTGGATATGGCTGTACTGATACTGAGATGGCGTCATTTTTTGATATTTCACGCACTACCTTAGAGCGTAATTATGGGCAATTTATTACAAAAGGGCGAGAGGAGGGCAAGACCAGGCTAAGAAAACTGCAGTGGAAATCTGCAGAAAAGGGTAACGTAGTTATGCTTATATGGCTGGGTAAACAGGTACTTGGCCAGACTGACCGTAAAGAGGTAGAAATGATTAACCCTATAGATAATGTAGAGTTTATAGATGGGTTATAATCTGCAGTTAAAAGAGAGTAATTACTACCCCTGGCAGTGGGAGTTCCTTAAAAGCCCTAAGCCTATCAATGGTGCAGTGGCCGGCATGGGTGCCGGTAAGACGCACATATTTCTACACAAGACAGCTATTAACCTGGTAACCCGTAAAAATAAGCATGGCGTTAGTAATGGCTGGATAGTATACCCTACCTATGACCTGGCAGATGATTTATTTGTAGAGCCATTTAAAGAGATATTAGGCGGCCTGGGCATTTCTTATGAGTATAACATGGCTAAGCACCGATTCATCACAGCCGCAGGTAACATAAAGATATACCAGCTACAAAAGCCGCACAGGATTATAGGCGCCGAGCTTACATTCATAGGCTTTGACGAGTTTGATGTAGAGAGCTGGAAAAACTGCGACCTGGCATTTAAGAAGGCTATAGGGCGTATGCGTGGCAGTGAGAACTGTGAGCTATATATAGTAAGCACGCCAGAGGGGTACCATTACTGCCATAAGATATTTGCAGAGGACTTAGATAAAAACCGCCTTGTAGTACATGGTAAAACCACTGATAATATAGCGCTGCCTAAAGCCTATGTAAAACTAATGGAGGATGCCTATGATAGCCGGATGCTGGCAGCTTACAGGGATGGTAAATTTGTAAACATCCAGGCAGGAAATACATACTATAACTTTAATAGGGAGAATAATGTAGATGACAAAGCAGAATATATACCCAGCTTACCTATATGTGCCGCAGTGGACTTTAACGTGGTGCCAATGGCAGCCAGTCTGGTGCAGCTCCACAAGCAACGGCCTCAAATACGAGTATTTGACACAATAGAATTAAGGCATAGCGGAGGTAGGGAAATACTAACTGATACTATGGCTAAAGAGATAAAGGCACGCTATAGGTCTAAAAGCTATATAGTATACCCAGACCCAGCTAACCAGCGCCATACCTCTGCACTTGATACAGACCATGAAATACTACGCCATAATGGTTTTATAGTCAAGGCTAAGCCAAAAGCGCCCAGGGTAGCAGACAGGGTTAATGCCGTTAATAAGGTATTAGAGGGTAATTTAATTATACACCCACGCTGTAAGCCGCTCATAATAGACCTGGAGCAGACCAGCAACGTACCAGGTACAAGGCAGATAGACAAGAGCAATAAAGAGCGCAGCCATTTTTCTGATGGCCTGGGGTACCTGATAGATTTAGAATATCCAATTATTAAACCATTATTAGGGAGTATGCAGAGGTGATACCAAACATAGGCAAATTAGCTGTAGAGCAAAGTAAGATGGACTGGCAGCAAAAAGAAAAAGACTTGTGGAATGAGAAGCGAACTATAGCGTATAATTATTATAAAGGGCGCACAGAGGCATATACATCCAAGTATTTTGCAGATACGTTATTAGATAAAATACCAAGCTCTAATGTGAATATGACCAGGCGTATAATAAACCGTATAAGCCTGGTATATATGCAGCCACCCATAAGGCATTACAGCATAGAGGACATCCCTAACCTATTCCATGATAAAGATAATAAACTGCAGCGCTTGGAGCGCCTAACTAACTTACTGGAGGTAATGCTTATTAAACCTACCTGGCGTAATGAGCAGATAGAATATGACCTTATACGTGACTGGGAGCCATTATTTGCTAACGACGACCCACTGACACCTATAGCTATTACCTACCCTATAAGTACCAAAGATACCGTAATGGATACTACGCCGGAGCTAATGGCATATTGGGATGAAGATAACCACTTTATATATGATAAAAATGGTAAGATGTATAAGGATGAGGAAAACCCAGATATGTTAAACCCCTATCATGTTTTGCCGTTTATAGAGGTCTATGCGGAGGGTAAGCCAGAGGCCTCATATTTTGATACAGATGCCAGCCCTTCACTAATATCTACTAACCTGGCGTTAAATGTAGCAGAGACTAATAAAAATGCTAACATTATGTTCCAGAGTTTTGGCTACCCGTATATAACAGGCAGTAACCTGGAAAAAGATAAGATAGAGGTAGGCCAGGATAAAATAACCTTCCTGGGACACGACGGCCAATTTAATATAGCTGTGCCGCCTAACAGTATCCCTGCTATAACAGAGAGCGTAAACGAGAGCTACAAGATGCTGGCGCTAAATTATCATTTAACTGCGGCCTTTGTAGAAGGTACCACCGCAGCCAGCGGTATAAGTATTAGGCTCAGGAACCAGGAACTAATGGACGCAAGGCGTGGCGATGTAATTAAGTATAATGAGCTGGAGCATAAGCTATTTGCGCTTGAAAGTATTATAATAGATACACACCTCAAAAGGGATGCTGGTGAGCTTATTAATGTTAATTATGAGGAAAGCACAGAGATACTAACAGACCAGGAGCAGCGTGATAAATGGGACTGGGAAATGGCTATAGGCAAGAAAGACCTGGCAGACGTACTGATGGAAAGCGACCCAGATATGTTTACAGATAGAGGTGAGGCCTTAGCGTATATAAAAGAGCGTAAAACAGATGCCGCAGCGGTAGAACTAAGTAGTAACGGTAATGGTAACGGTAGCCTGCTGGCTGCACTGACGGCGCCAGTTAGCTAATGGCTGTAAACCAGAATGATATTGATAAGCTGGCAGGAGACATAGCAAATATGGTGCTGCGCATGGAGGAGGAGCTTGTAGCTGGATTTATGGAGCTTAAAGGCGCTATGAGTACCGAGGCCTTTATACAGGTATTACAGGAGGTGGACGTTAGCGCCCTTGTAGCTCAAAAGAGCGCCACCATAATTAGCCGTTTTGGTGAAGGTCACCAGCTAACGCTATTGCAGATGGAAAATATAGGTGCTATTACAGAGACTACGCTAAGCGCACTGTATAACTTTAGCACAGATAACTTAATAGCAGAGATGGAGGCTATAGCCAGTGTAGTGCGTAATAAGGTGCTGCAGGGCATAATAGCAGGCATGGGAGAGGGTGAAATAGTGGCCAGCATTACAGCAAGCACACTAAGTAAAGCGCAGCTTAGGACTGTAGTAAATACAGCCCTTAATACTTATAGCAGAGCGGTCAATAAGGTTATGATGGATACCCTCCCTGCCAGTGTGAAATATGTATACGTGGGTGCCATAGATGAAAAAACCAGGCCGGAGTGCCTGGATATGGCAGCAGCAGGCGCACTTACCCAGGAACAAATAGAAAATAGCTTTGGTGCCGGTGTGCTTATAGACGGTGGCGGCTTTAACTGTAGGCACCAATGGGAAATGCAGAGCGCTAAACAGTTTGGCCACCATCCAGGCGCAGCAGGAGAGCTTAGAGCCAATGCTTAGCAGAAATTACTTTATGAATATTGCACCTATTGTGAGAGATATGTATAGAAAACATATATTCAGTAAAGCCCTGGATGTGCACGGTGCACCGTTTAAATCTTATACCACGCAATACGGAGAGCGCAAGCGGGGTAACAAGTTTAAAAGACAGAGTACAGAGTATAAAAATAGCAGGGCGCCGGTGCTTACCGGTGATTTATACGGTGATTTTAAAGTGCTAAAAATAATGAATAATGGCTTTCAGCTTGGCTGGGCTGCTTTTGGCTCCAGGGTAATACACCTGGGGAAAATGGGCAGAGTGCTTAGTGCTGATAACCAGGTATTCCCTGACAAAGTAGAGAGATTTATAGATAAAGCTACCAGCCGCAGAGTGCGCAAAAAGCTACCCAAAAATAAAACTATAAGATTTAAAATATAAATA